ACCTGCTCCGCCTCTTGCTGGGTCAAATATAACCTCTAGGTCAGACAGTAATCTATCGTAAGTTAATTCAGCTTGAGCCACACTTCTGTAGTATGCACTACCAGAACTGTAACTTAATGCTGAATCTTCAGCTGTTTGGTTGACGTTTTTTACGATGTGTCCTGCTAAACCTTCGGTATACTGAATTCCGTTTACACGTGCGCGTTGTCCAAAAAGCATAGCTCTTTCGATGTCCACTTTGTGTTCACGGAGTTTTTGTGCCCAGATTCTATCAAATTCGTTAGCATAACCACGATGACGTGTTGCTATCGCTGTGTTGGTAAGCTCACAAGCTGTTTTAAAGATTTGAGTATATCCATAATCGTCATCTAATGTATCTGAAAATGTATCAGGTGAACCTGTTCCTTCTTCAAATGATGTACCAACTATTTGGCAAGCATCATTATCAGATAAAACATTATATCCTGTTACATTAGCATTAGATACATCTACTATTCTACCTGTAAAGGCAGTAGCTGATGCACCGATTGATGGAGCACTTTCAACTCTTACTAAAGCTTGAGACCATCCTGCTGTTGAATCAACAGTGTTAACAGCAACAACCATTCCTTTTGTAAGGAATGAAATTGCACTGCCTGAACCGTCATCAACAGAGAAGTCATATGAGTTACCAGCTGTAACAGCACTTCCACTATTAACAGCAGCAGCTAAATTAAAGTTACGTGAAGTCCAGTTTGTTACTGTTCTGTTTTCTAAGAAACGGAAAACAGGGTCATCCACTGGGTTTTTTGCAACTTTATTTAGGTACACGAAAAAAGGTGATTCTTCTGGCATAAGTTCTGCAACTCGGTCAGAAAAATCATACAACTTTCTTTGGTCTGGATTTTGAAATCCACTGATGCTACTAGTAGAAACGCTGATATCAGATTGTTTTAATGTATTCTGATTATAAGCCATTTTTAGTATCTCCTAAGTTAACTATTATTTTTCTATTTAGCTAACCTGCCACGGCTTGACGAGCCCATAATTCTATCCCAAACTTGGTCCGATTCATTCTTTTGAGGTGCGTCTCCGCCTTGTAAAACACCAGCTGGTTTAGGGATTGATTTAGCCCTTTCAACAGCTTTTTTGTTTACATTCTCTTTTGCTCCTTGACCTTTGCTTTCTTTCCATACCTTAATTAAGGATTCTATTGGAAGGTCAGCTTTTGGTGTAGTAGCAAAACTAAGAAATTCATTCGCATCTTCTGTATTAAGATTATGCTTTGAGACCAATTCAGTTTTTAAATTACTCATCGCCATTTGACCTTTTAATTTGGCAAGTTCTCTATCTACTGTATCGTGCACAAGCTTTTGTTCGTTCGCCACCCTATATTGATAAGATGATGATTCTGGCTTGTGATATGCGTCCCAAGGGTCAAATTCTTCTGCACTTTGTACAGGTTCATTTGACTGAGATTCTCCAACAAGTGTTTTCTCTATGCTGTCGACTAATTGAGGATTGTTTTCAAGCGCTCCTCTTAACTGTTGTAATTGTTCGGTATCCTCGCTGAGTCTATCTAACTCAACAGTTTTTTTGTCGTACATAGATTGAAACTTTTTAGCTTCTTGTTCCCAATCTACAACTTCAGTCATCTCTTCTTCGACAACTTGTTCTTGTGGTTCTTCCATAGAAATAGTTCCATTAACTTCTTCTACGCCTTCCACTATTGGGTCTTGTTTTTCAACCTTTACTTCTTCTGACATATTTTTCTCCTTCCTGATTTCGTTTTTAAACGCTTAACCAGATTGTTGTTGTTTTTGCTTTTCTAGCCTGTCTTCTTCTAAAATAGAATTTGCCATACCATCTGCCATCTGCGACATTTCATTTATCTTATCTCTTTCTTTTGACTTAGACGATTCAAGAACTTCATTCAGCTGTGATTTGAATTTTTCAGTTTCTACTCTTTGACGAGCGCCAACTGCTTCTCTTCTAGCTGTTTGAAGGTCTCCACTAAGCTCTTTTACTTGATTTTCAAGTTGTGATATGTATTGTTGCATTTGCGATATTTGGCTCTTTCTTTGAAGAACACCTTCTTTGTCAAAGATTTCGCTTTTCTTCAAAACCTCGACATCGTCTACCAGCCCAAGTTTATAAGCATCAAGGTACATATTGTATTCTGCTACCTTATTGCTCGGTAAAGTTGAGCCTGATATTATACGAACATCGTGCTGACCCAAAGATATATCATTTTGAATCGTAGCTAGTTCGTTTTGTGTGTCATCGTACAATCTTGCATTAACTGAAAATTCAGTTAAATCATTGTTCGGTTGCACAATTCTAAAAGTCTTTTCATATTTATAATGGTCTTTTGCTAAGTTATATATTACTTGTCCAACTTGAGCTAAGCTCATTTCAATATCTCTTAATTTTGATTTTCCTCTAGACTCTCCCATTTCTGATAAAAGCATTGTACCTCTAACAGATTCAGGTGCCTGGTCTTTGAATCCTTGTAGTAATTCTGGAATACCAAAATTTAAATCTATATATTTTTCTACCCTATCAATTAAATAATAAAACTCACTTGTTAAAGGAGCTGGTTGAGGGTAGTGTGGCTCTCCAAATTCTGGATTATATTCAATAACAGCATTTGGATTTGCCCAATCTTTTTCTAACTGACTTATATTGTCAACACTTCCTTCAGGGATTAGTAATTTTAATCCTGCTGCAGACTGAGCGTGTGACAAGGTCAAAGAGAATAACTTATTTAAAAGCCTTTGAGAGTCTTTAACCTTGTTCACATCTGACTTTGGATAGGGAGTGTTAGTCCAAATGTTCATAAAAGGAACAATTGGATACGTATCAGTATTAAGAACACGCTCAAATAATAAAACATCTCCTACACTACAACATTGTGCAATTCTTGTTTGCATAACCTGTTCTATTTCAATTGAACCAGATTCAATTGCTTTTATAGTTTCAGGGTCTTCTAATATTCTAGCATATATTTCGTCATTTATAATTTTTTCTGTTCCTTGTAAAGTATTAAATAATCTATAGTAAGGAACTTTAAGTTTGTAAAATCTATCAAGTATTTGATATTTATGATTTTCTTGATAATCCAACGATTTTGCTTCAGCTGGGGTAAATATAGTATTAGTGTTTTTTAAATTTGACGTAGGGTAATCTTCTCCATATAAACTACTAGGACCAACCTCTATATCATCAATAGACTCTTCAAGCTCTGGATAAGTATCTAACAATTGATTTTTTGTTAAAAATGTTGACAAAATAATCCCAGAAGCGTCTTCAAAATATCTATCCCTAGAGGCTGGGTCTACATAAACCCTAAAAGGGTCTACGTTTTTATACTTTACTTCTCCTCTACCATAATCTGCTTCTGGGTCAATGTATACATACATATACCCAACTCCTTGAACAGCATAGTCGTGAACAACCTGCTTAAAAACACTATCTCCTTTTGATATGTCCCAAACATATTCCAGTATAGTATTCCAAACTTTTGAAAGTTTGTTATCAGAATCTTCTCTACCTATTGTGCTAAACCTTGCAGGTCTTGCTGTAAGTAGAGATTTTAACTTATCTACTGCTGCATAAACTCTATCAATAACAAAATCTGCTTGACCTACTGAAGCCAAAGCATTCGATTCATCTTTTGTATAATGATTACCTAAAACAAAATCAACCGCATTTCTTGCTTCTACATCCCATTGCTGTCTTGCGTCGCTCCATCGTCTAAAAAGGTCTCGACTCATCTGCGGTTTGCTTATGTTATTGTATTCGTCGTTTTTGATAATATTCTCCCAATTTACTTTTACGTCTAAAATAACAACTTTTAGACGCTATTGTCAATACATTTTTAAGTTTTTTGACCAGTAATCCAGGATATTACTTGAGATGATAAGTTTTCGTCTTTTTTACTCATTCTGTCTTCAAACTTATCTATGTCGATAGCAGAGCTTTTGGGAGGTTTAGCAGTGTGCACTGCATACCACAAACCGTCCAACAAGTCGTCGTTCTTTCCTTTTGGGAATTGAAACATTTCATCTATTATTTCTTGATGTTCTTTTTTAATAAATAATTTTCTAGAATTTACTACAGGACAAAGCAAAGCTTCTATCCTATCTTCTTTTTTTATACCAGCAGGAGGCCTAATTCCTTTAGCTAATCCAGGAGCAAGCCTTCTATCTTTTCCAATTAATTTGTTTACATAGTCTTTAATAACTCCTTGAGCTCCAACTTTTTCAACATTAACCCTTCTAACCGGATTAAATCTTTTTGCATATTCAAAAATTCTTTGAGGCATATCATATAAAGGAGACCTTTCTCTGTAATAGTCTATTAAATAAACATTTCTATCTTTGTCTATAGCCATAGTTAAAATTACTTGAAAGTCACTTGTAGAATTAGCTTCGTAGGCAAGGTCAACTCCCATATATACGTTTACAGGGATAGCAGACTCGTCTATCATCATATAATTAAAACCATTTCTAGACTCCATAGCTCCTTTATAATAATTTATTCTATCTATTTTAAATTTCGCAGAATCTAAATCTCTTGCTTCATTCAAATATTCTTGAGCAAACTTATGAACAAGACCCATATCTGAGAATCTTCTTCTTATATCAAGTAATTTCTTTTTACTAAAATAACTTGGCCACAAAGGAACATCGTCTTGAATAGCTTTTTTATACATTACTTTCCAAGCATATCTTCTATTATCTTTTTCAGCTTCTAAATGACCGTCATATATTGTCTGTAAAAAAGAATCATAATGAACAATTGTTCCAATTAACCAAATTGAACCTTCATTCTCTTTTGAATTTTCTAGAGCTGGCTCTACTGTAGACATAACCCACTCTTTAATCTCTCTTCTTCTATCTACTGTTTTTGTATTTAACTCCGATTCAAAGTCATCAAGAATAATTTTAGTATATCTTAATCCCAATTGAGAACGACCACGAAGCCTTTGATTTGTACCTTTTCCAATAACTCTGTCTCCTCTTGATGTAGTAAATTCCTTTTCTGTCCACTTATCTCCTTTTAAGTCTCCGAAATAATATTGTAACGCAGGATTAATGTCAATGTGGTTTTGAATATATTTAATATGGTCTATTGCCTGTGATTGCTCTTCTGAAACCCAAGCAATAAATTCTTTCTTACCAGAAGGATTAAAATATAATTTGTGAAGTAAAGCTGTTTTAGCTAATGTTGATTTTGCGTGACCACGAGGAAGTATAATACAAGCCCTTTTCTCATCACCTAACAATAAGTCGCTTAACTCATACTGATAAGGAGCAGGAGTTGATTTCATAAAGTCTTCAGGTAAAAACATTTGACCAAAAGCAATAATATTTTTACTTGCTATCTCTAATGCTTTTTCTTTTTGAGAAAGGTCTGGAGGAATTATATTAAATAAATCTTTTTTCTTTTTGGTAGTCTTGCTCATAAACCCTGTCTATTAATAATCCTGTTTTATGCGAAAACCAATCTTGGTCTGGCACCTCTGTAAATGAAGAAGATTTTTGCCATAATAATGGTCCAGCTACATATATCCAAGCTTTTTCTTTCTCTTTGTCTGGTAAAGTAACTTCTACTGTTGTTCTTATATAAAGACCTCCGTCAACATTCTCATATCTATCATACATAGAAAGGTCTTCATCCTCTACCTCCATAAGCTCTACAATAGCTCCTTTTCCCTTTTCATTTTTTATTAAAGCTGGATATGACAGAGTTCCAGGAAAAACTAAACTAAATCCCTCTACCTTACCTACGTCTTTTCTTCCGTTTCTAAGAGTTCCATATACTGCTAATTTCACGCGCTACCTACCTCTCCCATTGGTATTCCCATCTCTTTCATAGTAAAATCTGTACCATAAAGAGTTAGGCAATTAATACATTTTAATCTATTACAATCTTTTAATTTAGTTGACCAAACATATACTCCAGTTTGACTCAACCTATGATGACATATTAGACATCTTTTATTTCTCTGTATCTCTCTTAACTTCCGCCAATTTTTTGACTTCGGGTTTTTGAATTGCATTTAATTGCTCCTTTGTAAATCCTTGAAAAAGAGTGACAGATTCTGATTTTTTCTCAGTGTCCATCATTCCTGATATTTTCATCAAGGTTGTTATAGCTGTTATCTTGTCCCTATCATTAGATTCTTGTTTATCTATTATATCTCTCATTTCCTCTAATAGATATCTAGGAGTAATTTCAGCTTCATCTAAATATTTATTTATTTCTTCTCTAACCAAACTTTTAATCCTATCTGTTTTTAGCAACAAGTTTGCTTGATTTGCTGCATAATTTTCATTTTTACTGGGAAATGCTTTCATATAAGCTTCTACGACATCATCTCCTTTTGCAACATACTTAGCAAAAAGAAATTCTTTTCCCGTAGGTTCTTTTCTTTCTCTTTTTCTAACAGAAGGAGATTTTCCATCTGTTGAGAAAGTATGCATATTAGTTCGCATTTCCCCTTTCATTTTAACTTTTTCAGTACAAATGAAAGACCCGATAATTGTTCTTATAAAAGTAGTCTCTTTCTTTCTATCTGATTTTTTCATTACACCAAGATGTAACACCTGACATACTTGTCCATCATCAGAAAGAACCCAATCACCTCTATTTGAGTGGCGCCAGTCATAAACTAAAGAAACGTTTTTATGAGTTTCTCTAAATTCTAACTCACTATCATAAAGATAATGTTCAACTCCACTAACTTTTCGGGTCTTCATTAATATACCTATTTTTCCTCTTTATCGTCAAGGTTTTTATTATCTTCCAATTCATCTACAACTCTTTGTATATAATTGTTAATAATAAAACGTTTTTCAGATGCACTTCTTTCCATTTGCATTAATTCTAAAGCAAGTTGATTCGCTCTAGAGTAGGAAGCTCTTGCATCTTCGCCTAAATCTTCAGAATAAAAACTATATTCTTTTTCATTAAACATTAACTTATTTTTTTCTTTCTTGCTATCTTTTGCCATATTATCTCCTATATTATAGCGGGTTAACTGTTGGTGGTGCATAGTCTTCTAGTTTTCTATGTAACAACTCTAATATCTCTACATCTGCAATATTGTGGTCATATACATACTTTAAAGACTTTTTATCGCCCCATCTTGCTTTTTGCCAGTATTCTGGTTTGATTCTTGTTTTTCCATCAATACCAAAGAATTCTGTTGCAGCCATCAATGAAGACCTATGTAGCTTTAATTTAGACCTAACTACGTAATATAAGTCTTTATGTGACTTTGTTTTATATAAAGGGAAGTGAGTCCCGTGATATAAAGCTCTAGTTCGAATAAACGGAATATCAAACCTAGTTCCGTAATAAGTCATAATTACATCATACTTATTCATTTCTTCGACTAATAGCTCTACAATTCGAGCATCAGACTTTGGAGACATAAGTTCTTCTCTGGTAATACAAGCTCCAGCTACTTTCTTATCTCCTCTTCCTTTTATACACCAAGATAACATTACATCGATATTTGCACTAAATCCAGTAGATTCTATATCTAGATATCCAATTGTCTTTTCGTGACCAGTTACATATCTTTTAGGTTTTCTAAAACCCATAGACTCTATTTTACGAGTAACTGCCTTATAAGTTCGATTATATCCAGCTTTTCTACACTCCTGGTATAACACAAACGCAGACTTGTTTGTTTTCTCGTATTGATGTAATATTACTATCTCTTCATCCGACCATAGTTTTGATTTCGCCATTACTTACTCCACGCAGACGAAAAAAACTTTTTCCAGCCTTGAGCTACTCTGTTCCAAAAGGATGGTTGTTTCTTTGCTCTTTTTTTAGCTTTTGCCATTATTTACCCCATTTCTGGTTTTTGACTATTAACGCCATCGCTGCATATATAGCAGTGTCTAAAAACGCATCTTCGATTGGTTCGTTCTTTGCTTCGAAGTTATGTTTAGTTGAAAGGTTAACTAGTCTGTTTATCTTATCGTTCAGCCTTACTATAATACCTAGTAAAGCCATATTGATTTCTTCTTCGGTCTTAAGCGAAGTTCCCATAGCTATATTGCCTGGGCCGTAATCAAATTGTTTCTTGCAAAATGTTAAGTACATCTTATTTAATACTTTTTGAAGGTCTTCTTCGGTTTCCGGGTAATTTTCTTTAATATACCCTACTGTATCTTCTATCGTAGTTGTTTTTTGTGGAATGTCTGCCATTTCACACTCATACTCATACTGGTTTTCTTTCTGTTGTAATTTCTGTACCTTGCTGTAATTACCTTCTTGCTTTGCTTCTAAGATTTTTTTTGTGCTTTTTTCCATAAATAGTCTCCTACTCCTAATTGAAACAATCCATTAGATATTGCTTCTATTTGTCTTTCATCGTGCTCTAATCCTGAATTGTAGTGGATTGAGTGTAAAACCTCGTGAATTAAGGTTTCTTCTTTTCTTGATTGTTCTATGCTAGAATTAATTAAAATAACGTTTAATTCTACTAAATGCTGTCCATATAGTATTTTACCAGGTTCAGCCTTATCTTCTAGAGGGTCTAGAACTATTCTATAGTCGTGACCTCCTAAATTTAAACTCATATTATCGTTGTGTTTTTTATTCATTTATTTACTCCCTTTAGGTATTTATCTCTCGTTGTGTATGCAATTTAGTTAAATAATGCTACACAAGTCAACACTTTTATTAAAAAATCGTACGACGTTACAATAATAAAAATAATTACAAATAAGTATTGACAACAATAAGTCAAATCTATTAACTTTAACAGTCCGAAGGACAAAAAAAAGAGTATAATGTTCGATGTTCTTTAATCCTTTAGAATATTAATTCTTATTTCTTAATCATTACTCAATGTTCTAGAGAACTCGACCCAAAATTTTTTACCCGCCGAATTTTTTTAAAAAACAAACCAGGTTCTATCTAGAATATTACCCCCAAAATCTGAACTTTCGTTCAAAATCCCAAAAAAATACCCAAATGTCAAATTATAGGCCGATATTGCGTGTCCCTTTTGTTTCGCTCAGGTGGGTCCGGTCTTTTATTCTTTCCATTTTGGTAATTTTAGTTGAAAATTCCAATTATTGCTTTTTTGCCTTATTGATAGAGTTTTTGCCGGTTGTCAAGGGTTTTAATGAATTATTTTCGTCTATTTTGTCGTCATAGAACGCAAAGTATTTTAAATAAATCAAAAAAAAACCTTGCGCGGGAACTTAAATAGGGCTAACGTTAGGGGATTTGACAATTGGAACTAATTATGCAGCGGCAGAGTAGCCTTCGGGCTATCGTGTAAGACATAGTGAAAGGTTATAGAGATAGATATATACTTTTAATTCTCTTTATATTAAGTGGCCGGTCGGACACCCGCGAACAGGTTATAGAGAGAGAAAGGGAAATATACAATGGCTAGAAAAAAGGCAAAACCTGCTACTAAAGTTGTTGCTGAAGCGGTGTCAAAACCGGTTGAGCGTTCAACAACTAAAGTAGACCCGGTAAGTAGAGATACTTACAACAGACAAATGTCTTCTTTTGAGACGATGAAAGACACTCTTGTAAAGAGTGGAATGAACGTTGAAGCAGCAAATGATTTTGTTGACCGACAACGTGCAGAGTATGCAACTCATCACCGAATCAAAAGAACCAAAGGCGGCCACGTTGAGACTTTGAAGTTCGCTTCTAAAGACTGGGCGTTAGTGCTGACTGACATTGAAACGTTGATGTCTAATTTCAACCAGAGCGATGAAGCAAAATCGTTCGAGATGCATTCAAGAAGCGGAAAACTTGGTTTTCCACAATTGAACATCAAGGTTGAAATTGTGACTGAAGACGAGTAGTTCTGTCAAGGGAAGCGGTGGAAGTGGACGGTGCCCCTGGGAATAGCAACCCAGGGGTAAGACCGCAACTTAAAATCATCCAACGCTGCTTGCTAAACTTATATTTCCCAAGGCGGTGATAAAGAATTTTATTAACACATAACAAAGGAGAAATCTGATGGAAATACTAATTATATGCCTCGTGTTCAGTGTTTTACTGAACATAGTCCAGGCAATAAGCGGTGAGTTTCAGAAAGGTTATAATATTGGTATGAATTTTGCAAGTGAGTTTGAAGAGAGATTAGACTTACTTGAAGTTCGAGCAAGCGAATGCGACAACGAGCGATGTATCAATTACATACCTAAATAAGTTATATTAACCAACAGCGCCAGAAAGGGGTATATATTATGTTCGATGGTATATTCAACGGTTTAGACCTACTACTTATGCTTTGCATACTTGGTATGTTTTACTGTATCGATGCAATTCTGCAAATAATCGAAAAATGGTAATATCGTCTCTATAACCCTTCATATCCAACAGTTCCAATTCCAACAAAAGCCCTGGGAACACGTAATCCTGGGGCTTTTTCTTTATATTAAAATATTAAGCTTGCAGCGTTAAAAGGCAAATTTTAACCAGGATGAAAGCTGGATAGCAATCCAAGCCTTGAAAATATTAAGAGGGATGAAAGCTGGATAGAATCCCAAGCCTCACGCAAAGCTGGATATAGCCAGGTGGAAGCTGGATAGAAAAAAAGCGCTCCGACGGAAACTCTGGATTGCGTCTAACCTTACAATGCGTCAAAGCTGGATAGAATCTCAAGCGTTCCGACGGAAACTGGATATATCGACACGAAACAACTAAACGTCCTGAAGTTGCGACGGAAAGTAGGATAGCGACTGAAGCGCGTCGCGACGGAAAGTCGAGATAGCGTCTATTATTTTTTATTATATAAGCAAGATAGAGATTAATAAAGCGCCGACGGAAAGTAGACTTACCGACAATAAGTATTTTGAACTTTTACTTGACCTTTTCCCTCTAAAAGTTGTAAATTTGGCCATAGGCCATAGGTCTATTCGGCGGACTTTGAGTTCCGTCGGAAAGTTAACATTAGACATTAGGAGATAAAATGTCAGAAAACGTAGTTAGACACAAATGCAAATGCGTCGAATGTGGCGATAGTCACTGGCGCTTTGAGCGACAAGAAGAGTTACCTGTCGGAATTCATTGTGTTGTCAAGCCTTGGGAAGAAGACGATAAGTCGTGGGAATTACTTGTCTATGATTATAGTCGCAAAGGTGTGATAATCTTTGAATGTGTTAGCGACAGTATGAAGGGTGTCCTCTGGAACATAGAGAACGTCGCAATGTCCTTACGTAAGGTAGGATATAGAACTGTCGTTGACTTGCCTGGTAGTCGTTTTGAGACACACAGTCGTATAAACAGAGTGGAATGGAACGAGTATGTCGCGCGAGAGACGACGGAAGCCAAGGAACACTGGTATGCGGCTGTTGTCAGGAAGGCGTGTAGACAGAACGTGCGAGCAGCGAATAAGGTTGCCCGAGTCGGATACAAGAAATAACGACATTATAATAATAAGTCGCTATAAGAGACTCGTCTTTAATATAAAATAAAGACGGTAGTAAGCAAGATAGAGAGATAGTAGTATAGACAATAATGCTTTTATAGCGCGCAAATTTAAGATTATGACAAAAGAACAAAAAAGACATAAAGGTAGTTGTAGACGCATTAAGAATAAATGGTCTCACATTAAAGAGTGTCGTATGCTCGTAGAGTGGCATTATCAATACACCGGACGAGATAAGGCAACAGTAGTCGCAAGAGAGAAAAAACGACTACAGAGACTTAACAGGGAAAAGTTTTTAATACGACAAAAGTATGAAAGACTTGTAGCAGAGATGATAGACCATTATCCTGACGCCTGCATATCAAGACACAATAGTCGTGTCGTAGAAAGATATGGATTTATGTGGTGTGCGAATAGACGCTAATGAAGAATTGCTTTATAGCAACAGTATTGTCGGTAGGTCGGGCGACAATAGAACTTAAACCAAACAATAGGGAGTTAGACAATGTGTGGAATATATGGAATGGCTAAATCTCCGACGCCTTATACCAAACAACAATTAAAACTTGTTAAGAAGGTATTAAGAGAGATAGCAATAGATAGCGAGACGCGTGGAACGCACTCGTCAGGTATTGCATCTGTCGGAAATGAAGTCCAAATACATAAATCTCTACTTAAGTCGTCCAAATTCGTAAATAGTAATGGCTATAGTAAAGCCGTAAAGTCTTTAGCAGACGATACGAGGATACTAATGGGGCATACACGATTTGCGACAGCAGGTGCAGTAACAGTATCTAATGCTCACCCATTTAAAGTCGGTAATACCGTCGGAGCGCATAATGGTTGTATATACAATCAGGCGGAAATGGAAAAGAAGTTAGATAAGGTTTGTCCTGTCGATAGTCAACTATTCTTTAAAGCGATTGACAACGCGTCAAGTATTCAAGACGCAGTCAAGCACTTTGATAGTGACTTTGCATTATCTTTTGTTAAGGATAATCCGACAGTCTTACACTTGTGTCGTGAAGAGAATAGACCTTTACATTTTACTTACGTCAGAGAACTGAAAACTCTATTTTATGCAAGTGAAAGCGACTTTATTTCAGACGCTTTTGATAAGTATGGAATGGATGTTGATGTGTCGCAACTTAATAAGAATATCTTATATAGTTTTGATACGTCCAAATTCGATGGCCTAATAACAAATGTTAGTAAGACTAAATTCGAATACGACAGTAGACAATACCACTACGCAATCAATAGTTACGTCAACAAGGCTAACGTCAACCAAAACTACTACTACGGAAATACTTGGTATAGAGATGGGCAAGACGAACAGCCGGAATATGAAGATGGAGCGATTGACTTGCAGTGGATGTCAGACACAAAAGAAGAACTTGCCGAATTGTATGATACTGACAGTTGGCAGTGGTTTTATGATGAAACACTACAACAATGGTTTTATACAGACGGAAAAGACGGAAATGTGTTATCTGAAGACGAATTCGTAGAGTTAAACTATGACGCATTATCTTCTAAAGACGTTGATTGTGGTTGCAATAATTGCCACGAATGCGAAGAAGATGATGCCGACAATAATAAACAAATCACATTATGGAGGAATTAAATGCCTGAAGAAGTTAATATTAATCAGTGTGTTTGCGACCAATGTGGTGATAGTGTTGAAGAGCATCTTACGACACGAGTCCAAGGTGACGACGTGTGTGGAACTTGCTTTGATAACAACTACGTCGAATGCGAATCTTGCGGAGAGAATGAAAATCATAATGATACTTATGAAGTTGAAGGTATGATGGTCTGCGAAAGATGCAACGACGACGCTTATTATTGCTATGGTTGCGATGGTAGATACTTTGAAGATAGCGTCCAATATGACGATAACGAAGGAGAATACTACTGTCACGAATGCTATGACGAACTAGGTAGACGTGGCTCGTCGTATGAATGGAATGTATATGGTAATGAATACGTCAAGACTAATTTAGATTTTGTAAATCCGAAACGTCACGGGTATCATTTAGTAAATGGTGTCTGTGTCCATCCGGATTCAAGGTCAGATGAGAGGCTTGACAGTTTTGACCTCATTCCGTCTAAAAGGCCTCAAGGTGTAGAAATAGAGTTTAATGAGAAATACGACCTTAATCGTAGTGACATATTAGACAATCTACATACTTCGGTCGTTACAGGATGGAATGGAGCATTCGATTCTTTCGACGTCACACGCTCTATGAGAATAGATAGCGACGGCTCTATAACAGGAGAAGGACATCGATATGGACACGAAGTAGTAATGTCGCCTCGCAGAGGTGACATACTAGTCAACGACTTAAAAACAGTTACTAGAGTTATTAAGTCAGACTATCGTGGATACATTAGTCACAGATGTGGCTATCACTTACATATAGATAGTCGTGATTACGATTGGTATCATTTTAT